ACTCCAGCAACGGGAGGTCGCGTAATGGACTACCTCCTCGTCGCCCTGCTCGCGGCCATGTGGCTCTGCACCGTCGTCGGCGCGTTTAGCGCCGGTTGGATGACCGGCTGGGACAAGTCCCAAGCCGCGCACAAGTGGAACCGCTGGCTGCTCCGCAAATACGAAAACCGCAGCGTCCGATTTTAGGCATGCACCAACCCACAAAACAAAACCCGCCCCCGCAGCATGCCGCGGAGACGGGTCACACAATGAAAGGCCAAAATACAATGACAGCAGAAAATGGTCAACTGGCTCTCCAGAAGACCCAACCCGTCGAGATCCAACTCGACTCACACGGAGTGCAACTGCGCTCCTTCGACGAGATGGCCCGCTTTTGCAAGGCCGTCGTCAACAGTGGACTGGCTCCGAAAGGCTTTAGCTCGCCGGAGGCCGTCATGGTCGCCGTCCAGCATGGCTTGGAACTGGGCCTCGCGCCTATGCAGGCGCTCCAGTCCATCGCCATCGTGAATGGCAAGCCGGTTGTCTACTGAGACACGGCACTGGCCATTGCGACGGCGCATCCGGCGTTCCTCGACATCGATGAGAAGGTCGAGGGCAACACCGCCACATGCGTGGTCAAGCGCCGCGACCGCTCGCCGGTCGTCCGCACGTTCAGCGAGGCCGACGCCAAAAAGGCGGGCCTCTGGGGCAAGGCTGGCCCTTGGCAGCAATACCCGTCGCGCATGTTGCAAATGCGGGCGCGTAGCTGGGCGCTCCGCGATGCCTTTCCCGACGCGCTGCGCGGGCTGGGCATCCGCGAAGAGGTGGCCGACTACCAAGTCAAGGTGGCCCGCGGGCGCGAAGTCGCGTCCAGCGTTGTGCTGCCGGAGCCGACAACCGCCGCGGAGTTTTTCGACACCGCCGCGGAGCCGTCTCAACGCGCCGCGCTCAACGACAAAGCGACCGGCGAACTGTTTGCGGAGGTGCTGAAATGAACGCCGACCTCGTTTGGGCCGTCGAGTGGCTCAACACGCTGACCGACCGGCTGACCGGCGACCACATGGTGGCCGAGTTCATGGCTGAACTGGAACAGCGCTGCACGCAAAGCGATACTCTCAACTCCGCAGCGAAGGAGGCCGGAATATGAACACCGGCATCCTATCGCTACCGGAAAAGCAATACCGCGAAGCCGAGGGCATCAGCAAAAGCGCGTTGGACTACATCGCGCCGCCGCGGACGCCAAAGCACTTCAAGGCATACATCGACGGGCTGCTCCGCGTCGAAACGACACCGGCCATGCGGCTGGGCCAGATGATTCATCGCGCCATCTTGGAACCGGAGACGGTTTCCGGCGCGTGGGTTGTCAAACCCGCAGGCATGAACCTTGCCACTAAAGAAGGCAAAGAATGGAAAGCAGCGCAGACACTACCGATCATAACGTCGCAGGAAGCTGACACGATCACCGGCATGCGCGAGAGCGTCTGGTCGCACCCCGCGGTCAAGCGGGTGCTGGCCAACGCGAAGACAGAGTGTTCGCTGTTTGCGAATGGCGAAGACGGCGTCCTTCGCAAAGCGCGGATCGATGCGCTACCGGAGGGTGGCAACGTGATCGTGGACATCAAGTCCTGCCAAAGCGCAGACGCGGACATGATGGCGAAGTCGCTCGTCATGTATCGCTACGATGTGCAGGCCGCGTATTACCTCGATCTGTGCGCGTTGCTGGGACTCGACAAGACGGAGTTCTTGTTCGTTTGCGTGGAGAAGACGCCGCCGTTTGCGGTCGCCGTCTACGCGCTCGACCAAGACGCCATCGCGTGGGGGCGCAAGCAGTATCAGCGCGACCTCGCGCTGGTGAAGAACTGCATGGCCGAGGATCACTGGCCGTCCTTCACGCAGGACATCACAACGCTCGCGCTTCCGGCGTGGGCGGCAAAGCAAGCGGAGAGCGCCCTCTAATGAGCGACAAAGCCTACGTTCCACGTTGGAGCCGAGGCATCACGCCCGCGGAGTGGCGTCAGCGTCTAATGGCGCTGGCGCTGCCCGTGCGGCACGCAGCGGCGCGGATCGTGTGGTGGGAGACGCTGTCCCTCCGCATGGTTCCCGACCGAAGCGATGCGCTCGACGACATGCTCAAGCACGGCGCGGAGGTTCCCGACCAAGACCTCCAAGCCGCCCTCATTCAAATCGGTCTGCCGGAGGGATTCGTTCGCCGCCGGATTACCACGCCCAAACCGCGCCCACCGCGCAGAAAAAAGCCCACACAATGATTACCGCAATTATTAACGGCGACCCACCAACCGTCACCGCCCAGCAGAAGGGCGTGCTGGTTCGCGCCGGTCGCCCCATGTTTTTCACGAAGAAAAAGGTCAAGGACGCGCAGGACGCGCTGGTCTTGCAGCTTCGGCAATTTAAGCCGCGGCAACCAGTGGAGTTTCCGGTGCTGATCAAGATCAAGTTCGCCTTCCGCGTCACGAAGGCGCGGCCAAACGAGCGCATCCACGCGGTGCGTCCCGACCTCGACAACTTGTGCAAGGGCGTTTTGGACGCGCTGGTTCCTGCCGGATGGATCGCGGACGACGCGCTGGTGGATCAACTCGTCGCGGAGAAGTGCCGCGTGGGAGATCCGTATTTGGAAATCACGATGAAGGAGAGGCTATGAAGTGGCTTAACATCGAAATCAGCATCCTCCGTTCGCCCGACTACGTCGGTGCGGAGCCGGTGGAACGCGCAACGTGGCTCAACCTCTTGGCCTACTGCGCGGATCAAGAAAACGGAGGCATTATCCGCAACTGCCGGTCATGGAAATGCCGCCAGTGGCAGCAGACCTGTGGTATCACCTCTGCTGAAGCACAGCTTGAAGCACAGCTTTACCAGTGGGTTGGCGACGATCTGCTCGTTTGCCATTATCCGGTGAGCAAGGAAGCAGAGTTGCGGGCCAAGCGCGAGGCGGGTGCCAAGGGCGGCAAGGCCAGTGGCAGAGCGCGTTCCGAAGCACAGCTTGAAGCAGTGCTTGAAGCTGACCTTGAACGGAAAGGGAAAGGGAATGGAAAGGTAAGGGGAATGGAAGGGGAAGAGTCAGTGCCTGCCGAGGTCGTTCAGACTCCTACTTTGGAGCAATTCAAAGTTGCAGCCAGCATGCTCATGGTCGAGGAGGACATCGCGGAGGAAATCTGGCACGACAACGAATCCCGCGCCATCGCCCCCACCGGCCACTGGACAGGCTGGAACGGCCAGCCAATCCACAATTGGCAGGCGAACATGAAAGCCAGAGCCGCCGCAATTGCGCGGAAACGGCCCTCCAAGGTTTTGGCTAAACCCAAGGGGGTCTGGGACGCCAAACAAGGCATCGACGCCTTAAAAGCGAAGCTGGAGCGAATGAAGGGTGACCCGCGGAACCGGAGACAAAAAGCCGACTGCCCTTGGGAAACGGAGTGGAAGGAAGAGGCCAAGGCCGAGGTCGCCCGCATCCGCGAGAAGATCCGCGAGTTAGAAGGGGTGGTGGCGGCGTGAAGGACATGCATGGCACAAAGCTCAACGCTGGCGACCGCGTTTTCGTTTATGCTGCACGCTACGAGCGCGAGCAGGAGGCAAGCGGAGCGTGGCTGGTTGATCAAAAGCGGCCACTGCCCGCGGCGGATGTCCCACTGGCCCGCGGCAAGATTGTCTGGGATGACTATCTACTGGCCTACCTTGTGCGCTACGAGTGGGTCTGCGATGCGTGGAAGGGCAAGGCGGCAGCGCCAATGGGTGGCGGGGAATATGCTTACGAAAAGGTGGCGGCAGCGTGATCCCACCCTTCGCCAAAATCACCGGATGGAAACCGATGCTCGACGCGGTCGCCACAGGGCGCGCCGCCAAGGACTACCGCAAAAGCGCCAGAGTCACCGGTCGCCGCGTGGCGCGGGTCATCGGCATTTCGCCCTCGCACATCTGCGACATGGAAAACGGACGCCGGTCATGGACAGTCGAGCAAGCGTGCGCGTATGCCGCCGCGGTCGATCAGTTGCGCGGCAACTTCCATTTGACCACACCCATAAAATCGCCACATGGCCAACAGTCTTGAAGACTTCATTGCCTATAGCATGCAAGACGACGAGGTGAGCGTGATGAATATCCTGTGCGAACACTGCCCGCTCGTTTCGGACAACGCCGTCTGGGCGTCCGACGTTCACAATACCGGCGAGGTCATCGCGTGGATTCATCGCAACCCGCAACATTTTCGGCGTATCGGTTTAGTCAAAACAAAGAAGCGCCCATGAAACTTTCCGGCGGAACAGGCTGCGCCAACTCATATCTGGCCACCACCTCATTGGGGGAGGGTGGGACAGCATTGTGTGGGGGCCGTCGCGGTATTGCGCTATCCGCGACCCGCCGGAACTCTTTAGGAGGAGCGGGAAGGGACAAGGGTCTTACCGACGCTCATCCGAGGGGCGCAGCCGTGGCCCAACGTCTGCGCTCCGCACCCTTTGACGGCGTGCGTATGCGGCACACGACGCAATACGCAAATATGGCAAAGCCCAGCGCCGTCACATTTTTCCCATGATGCTGGAACTGCAACGCCCGTTCCCCGTGGACACACCGCTTGGCTACGGATGGGCCATCATCGTGTCCCGCGAGAGCAATCTCGCCAACGACATATGGACGGTCGTCATGGAACGCGACGGCGCGTTTGTCCATCTGCGATCCGAACAAATCTGGGCGCTCCCGAACGGGACGCTCGACATCAACACAACACCAACACCATGCAATACAACGACGACAACCGAGGAGCCGCCTTTGAGCGGCAATCAGACAACCCCAAAGCGCCCAAGTGGAGCGGCCCTGTCAAAATTGAAGGCCGCGATTACGAGATTAGTATTTGGGAGCAAACCAGCAAAAGCGGGAAGGATTTCTTGTCGCTGAAGTTTGGGCCTCCGTGGGTGCCGAAGGAAAAGGGCGGCAACTACAACGCACCGAAACCGGCGGCACCGCGGGTGACGGACGAACCGGCGACTGACGACGATATTCCGTTCTGATGTTTACTGTTGCTGTTCCATCGTTTGTCGTCGAGGCGAGCCGCGAGTTTGCACAATCGTGCAATCTTGGCAGGCGCGGCGACGGCAGCGATGGGACGCACGAGCAGCAAACGGTAGGAGTTATAGCGCAAAACATGGCCAACTTGGCCTTGGGGCGACCGTTTGTTGAACCTTCCGAGGAACACGACGGCGGAACTGATTTCGTCGTGTTTGGTCAAAGGCTGGACATTAAAACGATGGGCAGATCGGTGGACGTTGCGCTCAATTACGTCAACAATCTGGTAGCTTCGCAGATGCGATTGAATGCGGATGCGTTTTTGTTTGCCAGTTACAACGTCAAGACCAGCGCACTGACTGTTTGCGGGTGGTTGCCGAAACCGCTGTTCAAGAAGCGGTCGTCGTTTTTTGCCAAAGGTCAAAGGCGCACGCGGAACGACGGATCATCCTTTGAACTGAAGGCCGATATGTATGAGGTGGCTAATAGTTCCATTTGCCACAAAGCGCAAAGCTGGCCGGAGTTATGGGTGGAGGTTGCTTTGTATGCGAAGGCACGGCGTATGTTTGAAACGATGGACGCTAAAACGGAGGACGCTGTGCTTATGCCCAATGGCGAATACACATGGTAGTTGAGGCGAGCGAAGCGAAGCCGAATAAGATAGAGCGGATTAGTCAAAACGCGGTCAATGTTTTAGTTTGACCATCAGAGTAAAAAAGACGCATGCCAATCACTTCCGACAGCGAAATGGAACACCGCGTGAGCGTGG